ATTTTATCTACCTCCGCCCTTCTTGCCTCCACCTGTTATGTCTTTAGTGGTAAAGCCGTAGTTAGGAATCAATTGTGGCTCTTTAGTGATTGGATTTTGAATTAAATGCACTTGATGGTCGCAGATTAACAATAGTCTGCAAGGGTCGCCATCTTCCCCTTCGTCGGGAACTTCGGGTTCTTCTTGTGATAAATCAAGAGGTAATATATCGTGAACTCCGGCATCTAATACTCTAACATTACTTACATTTTCTAACCCAATAATTATAATTTCACTACTAACAGGAGTAATACCTCCACCACCTGCATTAACAACACTCATACTTCTAACAAAATATGTCGCAACACCGCCCATATTACTCGTCATATCTAATTTGTATTTTGTTATATTTGTAAATTCATAATTCCCCACTTGTCCGTAAAAGATGTATTCACGGCCTGTATTTGTTCCTACTGCACCTATTCTATTCGCAGTAATAACATCTGTGGCTGGCGACGAGTCATTTGTTGTTTTGGGAGTAAATACTGATACATCTTTATCATGAGTTCCACCCGTTGATACTCCTATTTCTATTGTATCGCCATCTTGTAGTTTTCTAAATGGAGAAAAATTATTAGCCGAAGGTTGCTCATCGTGCTTGAATAATGGATAGCCACCCCCACCACCACCACCACCACTTGATGCAAATGTAATTGTATCAGTAGAAGCATTAGTAGTAATAGTCATATTGCTACCCGCAGCAAAAGTAAGTGTATCAGTAGCCGAATCTGCTACTACATTAGTTTGTCCTGCTACTGCTATTGTCTCAAAGAGATTCTGCGTAGAGCCTCCACTTACTGTTTGCCAAGAACAAGTGCCGTCACCATCTTCTCTTAAAAATTTAGTGCCACCTGTCTCACCTGTTGATTTTAATTCTGTGCCTTCTAAATCACAACCAATAGTTATAGTATCTGTTGCGCTTGCTACCGATGTAATACCCGTTCCTTGAGCAATTGTTAAGGTGTTGCCGTCAGTGATTGTTTGGTTTGAGCCACTTGAACCTGCAACAGTAAAAGAGGTCATACCTCCTCCTCCTCCGCCCCCACCTACGGCTGAACCATCAAGATAAAGGGCATTTGAAGCACCGCTATTTAACCATAAAGTGTTGCTTACAGAAGGTTGAGATGAAATAGGATTAAGTGTTATACCATTACCTGCACTTAGTAATCCACCACTAAAAGTAAAAGTCGAAGATGTAGCCAATTTTTGAACACTATCACCATAAGGTATTCTACCATTTATTACCATATTTAGACCTGTTCCTCCATAGGCAACATCTAAGTTAGGAGTTCCACTAATATACATACCATCTGCTACTTGCTTTAGACCTAATGTTCCTCTAATCTTTGGTCTATTTATTGTCAGTAAAGTAGCACCTGCGCTTGGTCTATTCCCAAACCATATACCACTATTTACTGTTAGATTATCAAGATATAATGTTCCTTGTAGTGTTGTTTTAGGATTAGTAAGACCTGCTCTATTAGATAACTCTACATTTCTCCATGTGAACCTAAGTCCAACTGTATTAAAATCACCATAAAGGTTTGATGAAGAAGTAGGGAATCTAAAACCTGCTTGAAAATCCCAAGTTCCATAACCACCATCAAATGCTTCTGCGGTATTTGTAGCAGGGATATGAAAAGAATTATCAGCAGAAGCATTGTATTGACCGTCTATTTCCCAACGAAGGTCTCTATCATTTTGCGAAGGTATATAACTTCCAACGGCAGAAGGAGTCGCATAAGTAAATGATTGCATAGATATTTTATTTGCATTTGTGCTAAGAGTATTTGATACATACTTTGGTGAAAATTTACTACCATTATATCTTACATGGGGGTATTTTCCTGTATCTAATAATACCGGAGTGCTACCATTACCTGTAAATATATATTCTAAGTTTGCCCTTCCTGCTGCATTAACAAAGGGGTCTGTGCAATTATTCTTTACATAAGTTTGATTTGTATTATAAAATGCCGTTCCTGTAAAGGTTAATGATTTAGCAGAACCCGCAGTTATGCAGTTTTCTGCTTCTAATGTAAAACTTGATGCTATTGATACATTGGTAGCAAAAGTTATTTCTCCTGTATAAGTTGCTTCAATAGAAATAGCATTTACAGAAGCAATATCCCAATTACAATTATTAGCATTAAGAGCGAATCTTGCTATATCTAAAGCACCGGGCGAACCGCTTGGAAACCAATTACCTGCCGTACTTGCATTACCAGCACCGGAAGCAACCCATAATTTAACTGCCAATTTAGTTCACCTGCCGAGAATCGGTTTTACCAACGCTAAAAGCACTACCACCCTTCTCGGATATTGCAGACATTAATTCATCTGCTCTTTGTTCAAACCTTGCTAACTGCGCTCTTACTCTTATATCGTGGCTTCTTTGCTCGTTATCGGGCAAATATGAAGGAATAGTATCTAACATAACTCGCAAACAATCTGTTGCGACTAACATTTTAATCGCAGATTCTTTTTCTATTTCTTCAACACCTGTTGTAATACCATACTTAGAAGCAGAACGAGCCTTTTTTGCGACTTCTTGCGTTCTCATAGTGAGATATTCAGCAATAGTCTCCTCATTTAGACCTCTTGGCCTATTGAGTAAGTCTCTAATTTGAGTTGTCGTTACCGCCATTCTCTTTCACCTTCTTACTACTTGACTTCTTCTTAGGTGTTGATTTCTTTTTTGGTGTAACTTTTTTTTCCGCTTTAGGTTCTGTGTAAGTTTCAGTCTTAGGAACATCAATAAGAGTGTGAAGTTTTGAATCGTATTCTGCACGACCTAATGGAAACATAGCACCTGTTTTCATAACCTTACGAGCAAACTCACTTGCAGGAACAAAAATAACTGTTCCTAAAGGAATTTCAACAGGTAATTGTTGTCTTGCATAGAATCTTGTTTTTATTCTTCTAAACAAAAATCCTCTTGATGCTTCCCAAGTATTCAAACGGTGCATCATAGCATCGTATGAATCTTCTTCGGGAAGAGGAAGACCTTTATCTTTTAGAGCCTTTGCGACTGCTGCCTTACTCTTCATCCTTAACTACCTCTTTTTTAGGGGTCGTTTTCTTAGTGGAAGAAGGTTTGGGTTTTTTAAACTCCGCAAGCAAAACCCTAACACCAGCATAACTTGTCTCTTTCGACACAAGTTCTTTCTGTGAATCACTTAAGGCTTTACCGCCTTTGGATTCTGCATACTCTATGAACTTTTTAGACAACTAAATCACCGCCTAACCTCAAGCGGAGATGTTAGAAATCTTAGCAATTCGGTTGTTCTTGCCGTCACCAGCAGTAGCCCCGTCTTGCATTTCGTGAACAATGCAACCCATGTATCCTGTTAGCATCCAATCGAAACCGACACCCGGAATACGAGTCAATTCAGTTTCTCTAAATCCATCACCGTTGTATTGGAAGAACTCCGCAGTCTCCGACCCCGGAACTAATAGAAGTGCGGTATCAGCAAGACGAGCGTTTCTTGAGTAGTATAGAGTAATGTTAGCCATTCTCTTCAAGTGACCTTCAAGAGATTCAACAACATTTCCGTATAGAGTAGTCTGCAATAGAACATTTCTGTGCTTTGCAGGAACTACAAGAGCAAGAGGCTCATTACCGGAAACACGACCATTCTCAAAAATCAAGTCCATAGCCTTTAGGATGTTTGCTTCTGCGTCACCGCTTGCGGTATCCCATTCGCTACCACCTGCTACTGTTACTGTTTGATTTGCACCAGCAATAAGAGTCTCAAGGATTAGGTCATCAATTACATCAGCCATGTTTCTAACGATAGCCAATTGTTGTCTGTCCATGTTTTCAAAGGATTCTCCACGAAGTAGTGTAGAGTCAAGGAAGATACATCGGCCTTGTCCTTTCTTCAAGTGAACTGAATAGTTAAGTGTTCCGACTTTTGTTGGGTCGGTTACTGCGTTATCAGCAAGAGGATAAGTAAATGTTCCTTCTGCACCTGTGTAGAATGTGTATTCTAACCATCCTACTTTTCGGACACCAACCAATTGAGTTCCTACTGCGATAGTAGTGGACTGTAATTGGATAAAGTCTCTTAGGGTTTGTTCAAGGACTGCATCGGCTTGTCCGAATGCGCCTGTTGCTGCTTCTACTGTTAATATTTGTTCCAAACTGTTATTCATATTTTTCATCTCCTATGTTATATTACTGCTTAGTTAGCAGTTCCAACTCCTGTCATTACAGGGATTAATTCACCTGCGGTTGTTGAAGCGACTCCTTCACCAATGTAAATACCAATAATTTTTCCTGCGGTTGAACTGCCGGAGTCGTCGCCATCAGCAACAAGTCCTCCATCGTCAGCATAAACAGGTAATCCTGTGGTAAATGCTTGACTTGCTTTTGCTGCTATCATCATTACACCACCAAGAGGTCGGAAACCGACTCTTGCACCTGCGGCAGTCACAAGACCCGAAGAATCTCTTTCGGACTCGTCTGCGGAGACACCAAGAACGGTCTCTCCCCATGTAACCAAGTCAAGTGTGTTATTTGTGCTATCGTTGGTGAGCAGATAACCTGCACCAGCAACAGTAGTTCCTGTCTTCAAAATTGCGCTTCTTACTTCTTCTTTATTAGTCATATTAAATCACCTTCAAATTTTCTCCTTTATTTCAGCATATAGTGGTGCTTTGTGAGTGGATTCAAATTGATTCCACGACTTAGCCCATACATTCCATGCTTTTTCGTATATTTCTTCGGGAGTGTTTAGTCTTCTTTGGTTTAACCAATTTGAGACTACACTTGTTGAAGCAACTTTGCTCTCAACAGGTGCGGATTCGCTTGCTATTACAGGTTTCATCTCAACGACTTCTTCTGCAACAGGCATTTTTGCTTCAAAGGAAGCGATAATAGATTGGATTGTCTCGGAAGGCAAATCAGTTACGCCAGCAATACCAAGTTCGGTTGCTTTCTCAACAAGAGAAAGACGGGCTTCTTCTGCCTTTGCTTCTTCGTCTGCTTTGATTGCGTTTAGTTCTGCTTCCTTTTCTGCAAGGGAAGCCTTTAGTGCTTCAAGTTCTGCGGAATGATTAGGTTCAACAACCTCTTCTTCTGCAACGGGGGTCTCAACTACCTCTTCGGTTGCTTCGACTTCAATAATTTCTTCTTCGGACATTATATTCACCTTTTGTTGATTTAAGCCATTATGGGTATCCCTATTAAAGACTTCGGAAGATTCAGCCAATTTTACCCTTTCTACTCCATCTATCTTTGCGCCAGCGTATGCAGGTTTGTGAACAATAGCCAAATGGTCAAACTCAAAATCACTTTCAAATACCATTATAGTCTTTCCATCTTCTGCCTCAATCATTTCATCGGGAATACCCGTTCCACCAATTGAGACACCATAGCCTTTTCTTAACCATAGTCCGGATTCAAGACTTTCAAACAATTCGCTTCTATACACATCTGCTTTAAAACGAACTTCCCATTCTCCGCCTGTCTTGTCAATTGTCTGTGCTTCTGTCACAATACCTACTACGGCATCATTGACTCCGCCATCCATGTTTCTACGGAATCTACCATTTTCGGAAGGAGGGTGATTTAGTGTTAGGTCTGCACCTATCATTTGTGGAACTGCTACATTAGCACCTGCTCTTGTAATTTCCCAACCGTTCTTATTGACCCCTTGATGGAATGCAATACCACTAATTCTAATGACTTCTTTACCCGTTGAGGCTTCAAGTATAGTTTCATCAACGGATATATCTAAATCAAGAACCCATGCTACTTTTACACACATACCATCTTTCTTTTCGTATCCTTCTTTACAAGAACCACTATCAGTATGATATGATGCTTCTTCTTTGAAACTGTGTCCTTTGTGTGCTTCCATGCACTCTTCGCTTGAATATCCCATTTCTTGACAACGACTCATGTATTCATCGTGTGTCTCATCGTCTTTTGGTGTAGGTTCTGCTGCTTCAACAGAATTACCACTACAACCACAACCGCAACCGCCCATGTCTGTTTCTAAGGTTTCGTCTGTCTTATTAAACTCGCTACTTGTATAATCTGTCACAGACTTTCCTCTTTCCCACATTTTACAAGACCAATAGCCAGCCGTTGTTTTATCTGTCTTGCTTGCACAATTATGTCTGTCACGGAATGCTTTTCGTCTCTTAGGGTCATCACGCTTGATTTCCATGTTAGGGTCGCCAAATCTAACGATAACTACTTTACCACTTGCATTCTGCACATAGACTGCAAACTTCTTTTTCTCTTTGGGAGTTCTAAATGGTTTATTGAGTTTTACTTTACGACCTTTGTATTCTGCGCCTTGAAAGACCTCACTATCCCAATCTTCATAGTCTTCTCCTTCACTTGCGCCTCTTGGGTGTGATTTAGGCAATAAGTCATTGTCTTGCTTGTAGTTTGGGTTGCTTGGCCTTCCATTTCGCAAAAGATAAAGGAATGCTTTGACTCTTGCGATACCCCAACCTGTTCTTGACATATTGGGTGCATGACTACGGCTAAAAGCACCAGCACCACGACGGAAAACTGACTTGAGGCGACCCAATGAGGCTTTACTACCCTTTTTCTTTTTTGCGACCTTTGCATTGTGTTCCCTCATCATTGATTTTAATTTATTTTCTGTCTCTTTGCTCATGCTGATTGACTTATTAGGTTTGCTTGCAGAATCTTTTTTATTTTTCTTTGAGCCTTTTCTACGCTCGCTTGGTTTAGCAGGAGTCTTACGAGGGTCGTTTTTCCCCGGCTTTCCATATTGTAAAGCACTAAACTCCTGTTCTGCATCGGGGTCATTCTTGCGATACCATGTGATAAACTCTTCTTCCGTTTTTGCAGGGGAATATAGTTTAGTTCCATCTGCTAATGTGGACTCATGTATCTCTCCGTCAAATCCTATTTCTTGCGATTTCTTTCTTGCCCCTTCCGGAGTTCGGAATAGATAATCTTCCATAGCCATATAGCATCACTTTTTCTTTACAATGGGTCTTAATTCTGCTGCCATGTCAAGTTTAATCTTTTCAATTTCTTGTTCATGTAGTTGAGCAGAAGTTTTCATTTCATTCTCATGTTGTTGAGATGCTTTTTCTAAAGCAATTGTATGGTCATCCATAGCAGTTCTAAGTTCTCTTTGATGCTTTAGTTCAGTTGGAATATTATCAACCTCTTGAGTCTGTTCGGATTCCCACATACGGAGAACCGTTGAAAGAGCAGGGGCAGCGACACCACCGATAATGGCGATAAGTGCTATGAAACCATCTAAGTTTTCAAGAACTACATCGGGTTTCCATATACCCATACCTACTACTGCACCACAAGCAAGCAACCAAAGATAGATTGCTGGTTTAACTGTGCTTGATACCATTCTGTCATTAAAACTATTATTATTATTTTTTTTCACATCATCACCTGCCCGCCAAGAACTGCCGTAATTATTATTGAACCTACACCCATTAACCACTTAACGATAGATTTCCCTATATCGCTAATCATATCTTGAGTGCCTTTTTGAGTTTCCGCTAATACAGTAAATTGTTCATCTGTTCTAACTTGCGATTCAACAAGACTTGCTAACATTTCATCATGCTTGTCAAGTCTTCGTTCAATGCTATCAAGCCTATGATTTTGCACCGCATCATTCGTCATTTAAATCACTTGCCCCATCTTGAGAGTTCTCTCTTGGAAGTTCCCCTGTGTTTGCTTTACCACCTTGTTTTCTTACATCTCCTCCCTCTTCTTCGGGCTGACCTAATATCTCAAGTGCTTGATTAAGGGTCAGTATGCCGTTTGAATAACCGATATTTGCCCTTTGCATCTTATTGAGTCTTGTTTCTTCATCAATAGGCTCAAAAACTAACTTTGGTAGGTCTTTCATTTCATGTTGTATTTTTAGAAGTTCAAGGTGTTTTGAAAATACCTTCTTGACTGCTTGATTAAGAATACTTTGCATTCTTCGTATAGCCTGTGAAGACCATGTGCTTGCAGTATAGGTTGCAGCGAAGGTTGAGCCTCTTTCTTGACCTGCTGCTACTCTTGGAACTTGAAGGACTGCGGCTATGTCTGCATTGACATTATCAAGGAATGAGGTTGTGTCCGGTATAGCGGTTCTTTGGTCTATGTGTTGTATTGTCACATAGTCGGGGAATATCGGTGTTTGGTCTCCTCTTAGAGACTCAAGAGTATCAACGACTTGATTCATAATGAATGATAGTCTTTCTTGTTGCTCATTCGGGTCTTGTATGTGGTCTATTGCTGATTTGTCAATAGTAATGTATTGCTTTGTCATAGCATCCTCAAGAGCGATACGATTGTTCATACTGTTATATTTTGCTCGTATAGCCTGTTTTAGTGAAGTGAATCGTGATGCGCCCCATATACCGTATGTCATTTTAGTATCGCCATCTTCAAACCAATTACTGCGATAGTCAGTCTTTATGTGTAGTATCTCTTTTACAGGAAACTCTTGCTCGGTCTGTTCTCCTTTACGCAAGATGTATCTTTCTGCTACTATAATTGGATTATCTTCGTCGGCAGTTTCGTTATTTCCTCTTGAGTCCATAATGAATATCTGTTTTACAGGTAGGCTTTGTAGGTCTGTAAGACCCTTTCTTGATGTGCCTACATACTTATTTACATCATTTCCATAGACCATTAGGTTTCTCATGGAGTTAATTAGAAAATCATCAAAGTCAAGAGTCTCTTCTGTGAGTATTCGTATTGCTTCTCTTATTTTCTTATTCTTTGCTGCCCTGTAATCAATCTTGTAGTTGTTAGCAGTTAGGCTAACGGCTCGTACTGCGCCGTTAAGTTCGGGGTCAAGTTTAAGCATCTCGTCGAATAACTCAAAATCATTATCAAAGTTAGTGTTATCTCTTAGTTTATTTGTTTCTTCAACAATATCCTGCATACCCGCAGTAAGCGCAAAAGGGCTTTGATGTTTGACAGGGTATGAATAAACAAGAGGCTTACTTGCTACTACCCCTTTTTTAGATTTTCCCCCGATTTGTCCTATAAATGGAATCCTCATAACGGATGTTAGGATGTCTTTCTTTCTTAAATGTATGGTTGTGTTAGGTCTGTATTGGAAAGCATATATTAATGACTCATAATTATTACTATGTATGCACCACATGGAGATTTTAGATTTGGGCGCACCTACTATTATTGCTCTTGCTATATTAGAAATCACCTTTTGGTGTGTTGTGGGTTATCTATTCTTTCGGAGGCTTAGAAAAAATAAAAAAAGAAATAAACACTCTACTGAAAACAAATGGGTCTAATTCTTTTTTCTTTCTTAAGAGTTAATATTTTATTATTATAATAATATAGGTTGGCATCTTTGACTACAACCTTTAAGAAATAATAAAGAATAAACAAAACAGGCTCTTAGTACAACGATTATTTTTTTCTTAATTCTTTCAGAAACATCAAAATAATTACATTTATATGGTATATGGTGTGTGCTATTAACATGAAGACGGCAGATAGACTCAAATTGATAAAAGACAATCTCGGTGAATGGCAAGGTGTAGTAAGAGGATTTGCAGAAATTCTGCAAAGTAAGGCAGACAAAGAATTTACTCTTGAGTCATGGTGTCAGTTTATTAATAGAACAAAAAAGAAACATCCCGAATGGTTTAGTTATGATACCTTTAATTATTATGATATGATTCCTAAAGAGTGGGATGGTTCGGATGCCGAGTTAGCAAGAAGGCTTTGGAGACAAAATCCTTCTATAAGTGTAAATGCTTGGACACATAAGGTAAGACTACAAAGACAAAGAGGGGCAATCACCAAGAGCCATAAACCACATTTCGTTGTTGAGCATCTAAAGAAAGCAGCATCGAATCCCGAAGATTTATGGGCTAACATAGAAAAGGTATGTAAAAAAGCAATAGAGGGTGTTGAACATGCTCGATGGGCTGATATACACATGAGAAACATTGATAATGATAAATTTATTGGTATTGCATTCCAAAGTGACCAACACATAGGTAATCCTTTCTGTGACCTTGAAAAGTTAAGACTTGATACTGAAATGATTAACAGTAGCAAAAATGTCTTTGTTATACATGCGGGTGACTATATTGATAACTTTATGATTGATAAACCACGACCTGCTATGAAAGCACCAATTCCGCCTTCTGTTCAATGGAAGTTATGTGAGCATTATATTGATATGACTCCGGAATGTCTAATGGCTATTGTTGCAGGTAATCACGACCTTTGGACTGCTGGTGCAACAGATTATGACCCTCTAAAGAGACTTGCAGAAGAAAGAGGCATTTTGTATCATGCACATGAATTAAATCTTAGAGTATGGGTAAATGATATACCATACTGTATTTCTGTTAGGCATAAGCGAAGAGGTAACAGTCAGTTAGACCCAAGCCGTGTTATCAAAAAGATGTGGGATGACGGAGAAGCAGACTTTGATATTGGGGTAGTAGGGCATCACCATACTCCTTCCGTAGTTCCATTTACTAAACATGGTATTGAAAGATGGGCTATAAGACCGGGCGCGTATAAAATTGTTGATTCGTTTAGTGAAATGTGCGGATTTTCAAGAGAAAGACCTACATCCCCTATGGTAATACTTAATCCTCATACAAAAGAAGTACAGGCTTTCACAGATTTGCGACATGGTTTAAGGACACTCGCTGCATTAAATGGAGATGAGTATGATGAAAATTTGGGCATCGAATGATAGAGAACTACGCTTTACTGAAATAGAAGATAATTATGTTGCAGTAAATCTTTTTACAGACCAATTTATTGTAGGCGTTACTTTAAGTAGAAGAGAAATTGAAAGATTATGCGGTTGCCTTGCTGAATGGTGCGGTATTCCCCTATTCATAGATACTAAGGAAGAGGAATAATATGAAAAGAATAATGACTGCTTTCCACATGGAGAGAAGTCGTTATGATATTAAACACTTCTATGAGTGGCTTGGCTACAAATGGGGCGACCATATAGGCGAATGGTTAAATCTCTATGGCGATAGACAAAATAAACAAGTTCATCGTGTATGTGTTATTGCACCAAGAGACCACAGTAAATCTACTACTCTTCGTGTAAAAGTGCTACATCAATTGATATTTGAAAGATGGCGTGAAAAACCCTTTACAATATGGCTTTTTTCTGCTAACAAAGATTTGGCTATGAATCGTCTTGATGAAATAAGACAAGACATGAAGAGGCATCCGGAACTTAGTAGGTTGATTGATGATAAAAAGGGTAATAGATTTGAACTTCGTCTAACAAATGGTGCATGGATTAAGGCAACATCGGTTGGTTCGGGTATTCGTGGTGAACATCCCGCAGCAATAGCACTTGATGATATACTTGACGACCAAAATGATATGTCCTATGAAATGTATCAACAATGGTTTAGAAAGAAACTTACTCCCATGTTATCGCCCGGAACTTCGATTTACTGTGTAGGAACTCCTATGTCAATGAATGACTTGTATCACACCGAGATGTTAGAGAATGAGGCTTGGGAATCTTGGCGTAAAGGCGCAATTATCAATTATGATGAGTGGAGAATAAATCCCGATGAGACAAAACCTATTTGTCTGTGGGAAAGTGAAAGGCCGTTTGAGTTTCTGTTAGAGCAGAAAAAGGCAATAGGTGAATTAGCATTTGCTCAAGAGTATCTATGTAAGGTTGTTGATGATGATTCAGCAGTATATCCACAGATAATCACTCGTAAGAACTTAGATATGTCTTCCACATTACAGACTCATAAGATATATGATGGAGAGTATGTTATAGGTTTTGACCCTTCACATGGTATAGGTCAAGACTATTCGGTAATGTGTATTTTGCGAAAGGATGAAGACGGTAATATTCATATCGCAAACCTATGGAGGCGTAATGACTTCCCTCCCGATAAACAAGTTGATGTTATACAAGAGTATGACAAGGCTTACGAGAGACCTAAGTTCGCTTTTGAGAGTGCAGGTTTTCAACATCTGTATAAAGCAATCATAAATCAAAGAGGAATTACCTTAGATGTAAATATGTCAAAGGTATCAAACAGAACTCTTAAGCAAGGTTTACTAACAAGACTCCGTTCATGGTTTGAACAAGGCAAAATAATCATCCCATACGGCAACGATGAGACACGAAAATTGATGAATATTGTCCTCCAAGAGTTAGAATCGCATACTTGGAAAAGTGGCGTAATAGTGGACAAAGGCAAGCACAATGACACCGTAATGGCACTTGCACACGCCATAGACCAATACAAAACAACAGAAAACTCCCCATTACCTGTCGCTTCGGCATCAGTAAATATGTCAAATTGGGGAAAACCGACTACTTCTAACTCTAAATTTTCAAGGAATAGAGGGAATGCAAGAAGAAGTGGCAAATATAGGACTTTTTTCTAAGATTTTCAAAAAATTATAAAAAATTTTTTTGAGGTGCTTGGCGACTCCTAACTCCGTTAGGAGTCGGATTTTTGGCGATTTTTTGAATCGCAACTAAAATTTTTAGGTTGCCCTAATCTAACCATTTTAGGCTCTCAGTCTATCGTTTTTCTATTGTTTTTCTGTTGGGGTTTTCCCAACAAACAACTAATAACTACCGATTTTGACCGAACTGACAAGGTAGTAAATATGAATAACCGAATAAAATGTATTGAATGGAACTGTGAAATAATGATTGAAATTGAAAGACCATGTGAAAACTATGGTGTTTTACTTTCAATGGCTGATGATGGAAGTTTGAACCTTCTATGTTTGAACTGTGCTGAAAATCAAGGCTATATCTGTTAATCAGTTCCAGACCAACAAAAAACGATGATTGAACAAAAAAACCGGAGACAAAAAAATGATTTAAGCCAAAGTCGAAAATTGAAATTGGGGGGCAGTTCATCGAACTGCCCCCCTTTTTTTATTTAATTTGGGAAATAGTCTTTAGACTATTTCCCCTGTCCAAATAAAGGGCAACTTTTTCTAAGAAATTTTTGGTTGTTTTTTGAATGTGATGGTTGGTCTTTAGACCAAAAAAAGCATTCAAAGATATACCAAGCCTTATTGACCTTAATACTGAAAACGGATTAACTTGTTAATCCGAAAAGACTATTCTACAATATAAGACTTGAACTTTAGAGTTGTAATTCCACAGAATTACAAAGATGGCGAAAACTTCTCCATTAAAATATAGGATATTGTTGAACAACTAATATCCTTATATTTACAGAAAGAGAAACCAAACATCTCGCGCATGAGAGGTCGGCTTTCTCCAAAAAATTACTCTCTACTTGTAGAGAGTAAAAAATCGCAAAACTCTAAACCTTAACTCCTTTAAAAGGAGTCCATGTGTACGCTGCGAGTTTATCGGTTTTTCCTCTCCAAAAATTATCTCTAAATTAAGATAATCAATATTAAGATATTGATTATCATAATTCGCAAAAGGCATCCCCCTAAAGGGGGATTATTCTTGTTTGGTTTAATCATTATTTACCCCCTTAACAAAGTGAAGGGGGATAAATTAAATGATAAAACCTAAACAAAAAGAAGAATTGACCACCGACTCTAAGAGTTGGGCTGAAACTGAAACCGGAGACTTGTCTCCAAAAGAGGCTCTCAAGAGAGCCTTTCCTTTAAAATTTCAACAACCCATTGTTGAAATAGCAAATTGGAGTTTGGACTATGTCCAAGAATCAATCGGAGAAAAATTAGTGCTTTCAGCACTAAAAAGATGCAAAACCGTAGGTCAATTTAGCAAATTTTTTGCTAAACTCGGTCTCCAAGAGACCGATGGAGGCCGAGACCTTTGTATCTTCGTAGAAGATGTTTTGAAAACCGATGATGATTATGAAGACATCGAAGATGAAGCAACAATCCTTGATAATTTGATGTATTACATCAAAGCAGAATACATCGAAGATGAAGAAAAGAACCACTCCAACATTGACATAGTCAATGAAGTTAGCCGTCTTTTGTCCTTGACAAAAGAGGACATAATCAATGAATTGATTATTCCTAATTACAAAGTTTACAAATCAAGCCATATATGGCTTGAAGAACAAACTGAATCAGCCCTTAATAAGGGCTTCAAGAAGATTTTTGGAATAGGAGAAGTTCCTACGGAAATTTGGCAATTACAGAACCAATTTGAGACTGCTGACCATGTCAGCATTTTTGAGTATTTCATGGAAGGTCAAGA